CAGTAAGTACAACCCTACAGCCGCAACCGCTAGAGCATATTTGATTTCTAATTTTGGTTGGACTATTACTGATGGAGGCGCAGCATGATAAACACTTTTAAAGCAGATGCTCATTGTTTTGTTGTTGCTCACAACAATATCGATGATTACCGTATTTGTGAATTGGGCGCAGGTAATGAGTTGTCTAGTTTACTACCGCACTTTGAGCAATTCGACACTTACGAATTAGCACTAGCTAGAGTACCTGTTGAGTTTAGACCAGATGACGAACAGCTATAAATTAGCCGAGCGCATTAATAGCGATGTTAATGCGTCAGTCAGCTACAAAACAGACTTACAGCAATACGGTACACCTGAGCATTGGTGTTTACCCACTGATTTTGGCGACTGCGAAGATTACGCGCTCGCTAAGCGTAACGCATTATTAAATGCTGGATGGCCTAAAAATAAACTTGGTTTATGTATTTGTGAAGCGTTTGGCAGTGGGCATTGTTGTTTATGGGTAGAGACTGATAAAGGCTCATTTATCCTAGACAACAATTACGCTTTACCTGTTAAACCAAGCGAATTACCTTATAAGTGGGAGTCTATGTTATGCGATGGTGTTTGGCAGCAATTACATGGCTTTGCTTAACGGCTTGCACAACAGTTAAACCAAACAGCGAGCAGCCAGTTTTTGGTAAACATATTTACTATCATTATCAGTGGGATGAGTACTGTCAGCGTAATCCCTCTGACCCTGATTGCAAACACTAAACTTTATTAAATCTGCACATATAACTAAAGCCGCGCTATGCGCGGTTTTGTGCTTTTATACTTGAGGAATATTAAATAATGTTATTCACAAACCAACATAATATAGCTTTACCTTTAGCTGTATTTTTAGCTACAGATGACTATGACCACCAACCTAATGTTATTAGTGCTACCGCACTATTACGGTCTACTAGACAGCTTGTATTAACTAAACGTGTTAATCCTGAAGATAACCCTATTGATATTGCAGGACTGGTTTCATCACGTATGGGTAGTGCTATTCATGCAGCTATTGAGAAAGCATGGACTAACCCTAAAGAAGCATTACTTAAGCTAGGTTATCCTGAACATATTGCTGATAGTGTTATTGTTAATCCAAGTTCAGATGAAATTAAAGACAATACTAAGACTATTCCTGTTTATATGGAACAACGTGTATCTAAACAAATTGAGGGATATACAGTATCAGGTAAGTATGACTTTGTAGCTGAAGGTATTGTTCAAGATTTCAAAAGTACAAGTGTCTATGGTTATTTAAACCAAACCAATAAAGAGAAATATGCACTTCAAGGAAGCATTTACAAATGGCTTAATCCAGACATCATCACTAAAGACTACATGATTATTCATTATATCTTTACTGACTGGTCATCAGCAGATGCTAAACGTAATAATGAATACCCCCAAGCAAGAGTCTTATCACAACGTATTCCTTTACTTAGCATTGAAGATACTGAAGATTTTATTGTTAATAGACTTACTGCTCTTAAGCGATATAAAGATGCTAATGAAACTGATATTCCATTTTGTGATGAATCAGAATTATGGCGTAAAGAATCAGTATGGAAATATTATAAGAACCCAAATAAAACAGAACGTAGCACTAAAACATCTTCAGATAAAAATGAAGTATTTGCTAAATTTGTTGAAGATGGTTCTGTAGGTATCATCAAAGAAATTAAAGGTGAAGTAGTAGCTTGTCGCTACTGCTCTACTTTCTCTGTCTGTACACAGAAAGATAGTTATTTAGCTACTGGTGAGTTAAATATTGATTAACCTATTACTTACTTAAGTGAGTACGCAAAATGAAAAAACCGTATAAAGAAATGTCTTATCATCCGATGTCTGAAAAGCTTGTTTCTATTCTTCAAGCCAAAGCACAAAACAGTAATCCTCTGTTCTTTCGAGTAGTTACTGCTTTCTATCTTGGTTTAGTAGCTGCTCATATGAGAGCTAGTATTAAAGGTTGGGTAGGTAAAGATAATATTCCTATTAATGTTTACTCATTGGCTTTATCGCCATCAGGTACAGGTAAAGGTTTATCTACTACTACTATTGAAAATGAAGTCTTAGGGCAATTTAAAGAAGTATTCTTAGAACGTACATTTCCTATATGTTCTGATATGAATTTAGAACAATTAGCTGTTAAACGTGCTAACCGTAGTGGTACAGCTATGGAAGATGAACTGGCTAAAGTACAAAAAGATTTTATTAGCTTAGGTTCATTACTCTTTAGTTTTGATAGTGCTACATCACCTGCTATTAAACAAATGCGTCAAAAGCTATTAATGGCTAATTGTGCTGCAGCTAATCTAATTGTAGATGAAATAGGTGCTAACTTATCTGCATCTGTAGAACCCTTAACAACATATCTTGAGCTTTATGATAAAGGTTTAGTTAAAGAAAAATTAACTAAATCTACCTCTGATAATGTACGTTTTGAAAAGTTATCTGGTGCTACTCCTGCTAATACACTGTTGTTTGGTACACCATCTAAAGTATTTGATGGTGGTGCTACTGAATCCTTACTCTTTGAATTATTAGAGATGGGTTATGCACGTAGATGCTTTTTTGGTTTTGCTAAAGCTAGTACCAAAATTAAAAACCAAGATGCTAAAGTAGTTATGGCTCAATTATTTGCTCAAGAGCATGACACATACCTTGAACACTTAGCAGATAAGCTTGGTATGTTAGCTGATGCAGTTAATATGAATAAAGTAATTTTATTACCTGAAGCCAGTATTGAATACTTAATTGAATATCGTATGGATTGTGAAGCTCGTAGTGAACAACTACTTGAAACAGCTAACTTAGCTAAATCTGAGTTAGACCATAGATACTTTAAAGTATTAAAACTTGCAGGTGCTTATGCTTTTGTAGATGGTTCACCTGAAATTACAGTAGACCATTTAGAGTATGCTATTAAATTAGCAGAAGATTCTGGAGAAGCTTTTAACCAATTAGTAACACCTGAAAGACCTTATACCAAATTAGCTAAGTATTTAGCTTCTACTAAAGCTGACTCTACTTTAGCTGACTTAGATGAAGATTTACCTTACTTTAAAGGTTCTAAAAACAATAAAGAAGAAATGATACTTATGGCTACTGCTTGGGGCTATAAGAATAATATCATCATTAAAAAAATCTTTACTGACGGTATTATGTTCTTACGTGGTGAAACCATTGAACAAACAGATACCAGTAAGATGTTACTGTCTTATAGTGGTGATATGACTACTGGTTATGTTAATGCTAAAGTACCTTTTGAAAAACTTAATAAGCTATTCCAACTAGATGACCACCATTGGATTAACCATCAACTTATTGATGGTGATACTGGTAATGGTTATCGTGATACACGCAACTGTATTGCAGGTACTAATTTATTGGTTTTAGATGTTGATGGTACTACTAACCTGTCAACAGCTAAGTTACTGCTTAAAGGATACAAAGCTTGGTACTACACCACTAAAAGACATACTGAAACTGAGCATAGATTCCGTATTGTCTTACCTATGAATTACACCTTAAAACTTGATGCTAATGAGTACAAAGAGTTTATCAATAACGTCATACAGTCCTTACCGTTTGATGTAGATACTTCTTGTAATCAACAAGCTAAAAAGTGGTTAACCCATAAAGGACATATTGAATACACCGAAGGTGACTTATTTGATGTATTACCCTTCATTCCTAAAACCAGTAAGAATGAAGAGCGTCAAGCTTTACTACAGTCCCAACAAGCTATGGATAACTTAGAGCGTTGGATATTGAATAATACTGGTGAAGGTAATCGTAGCAATATGCTTATCCGTTATTCACTAATCTTGGTAGATGCAGGTTTTACTTTTGATGTTATTAAAACCAAAGTATTAGACCTTAATTCTAAATTAGCTGATAAGTTAGATGAAGTAGAAATACTTACTACCATTCTTAAAACCACTGCTACTGCTTTAGCTAAGCGTGGTAATCCTTAAATCTTATTAACTTATATAGCGCACTTACGTGCGCTTATTTGGTTTTATACAGGAGAATTAAATGACAGAAATCAATGATAACCTAGTAGCAGTCTGCGGTGAGAGCAGTACAGGTAAAACTGCTTGTTTACGTAACCTTAAAAACGTACTTTATCTTAATTGTGAATCAGGTAAGAAAGTAGTTTTCAAGCCTGATGCCTCATGGAAACAAGTAATTATCACTGACCCTTATCAAGTCTATGAAGCATTTGATTGGGTTAAAGATAAAGATAAGTACACGACTATTGTAGTAGATGGTTTAAACTACCTAATGGATATGTTTGAATCATTACACGTATTAGGCGTTAAAGACACTATGAAAGGTTGGAGCAACTATGCTCAATTCTTTAAAAACCTAATGCAACAACACGTAGCTAAATCACCTAAGAATGTAATTTTTACAGCACATACACGTACACTCTACAATGAAACTTCAATGGCTATGGAAACTAAAATACCCATTAAAGGTGCATTAGCTAATACAGGTATTGAATCATTCTTTAGTTGTATTGTAGCTGCTAAAAAGATTAAGCTTACTGACTTAGAAAACTACAACAATGACTTACTTAACATTACTCCTCGTGATGAAGCAGTAGGTTATAAACACGTATTTCAAACCTTAATTACTAAAGACACTGTACAAGAGCGTATGCGTTCCCCTATGGGCTTATTTAGTGATGAAGAAACCTTTATTGATAATGATGTTAAATTAGTCTTAGACCGTTTACATCAATACTATGCGTAAGTAAGTAATTACTTATATTTAAACCAAAGAAAGAAAGAGAGTAAAAACTATGGGTAGTTTTGCAAATTTAGGAATGTCTGATGATATTCAACAACCAGAAGATAAAGTTGGTGGTGGTGGTTTTAGTGCATTAGCTTCTAATGTATATGCTGCTGTTATTAAATTAGCTTATAAAAGTGTAGCTGTCAGTGGTGCTATTGCTATCAACTTTGAATTTGATATTAACGGTAAACCGTACAAAGAAACCATTTATATTACCAACAAGAAAGGTCAAAACTTTTACTTAGATAAAGACAATAAGAAGCAATATCTTCCAGGCTTTATTACAGTTAATGACTTGGTTTTATTAACTACAGGTAAACCTTTAGCTGAGTTAACTACTGAAAAGAAAGTAGTTAAAATTCGTGACTTCCAACAAAAGAAAGATGTACCTACAGAAGTAGAGTGCTTAACACCTTTACATGGACAATCTGTCTTATTAGCTATTCTTTTAACTAAAGAATTTAAGTCTAAAAAAGAAGGTGATGAATACGTACCAACTGATGAAGTACGTGAAGTTAATAGTATTAACAAAGTAATGCACTTGGCTTCTAAACGTACTGTAGCTGAAGTTAAAGCCAAACTTAAAGAAGGTGAATTTATTAATCAATGGTTATCTCGTTGGGAAAACCAAGTGAATGATAAAACAGCAGGTAAAACACCTACTGCTACTGCTAAACCTGTAAGTGCAGGTGCTACTACTGCTACTACTTCTAGCAGTTTATTTGATGATTAATACTTAAGTAAGTAAGTGTAAAGCCACTACTAAGTGGCTTTATCTTTTGGGATACTTATGGAATTAAAAATACTCTCGTTAGATATAAGTATGTCTAACTTAGGTATGGCTAAAGCTATCTACGACACAGAGACTCAGCAATTAACTATTACCGAATGTATGACTATATCCCCTGTCATAACTAAGACTAAAACTGTACGTCAAAATTCAAAAGATATTGAACGTGCTAAGCAACTCTTTGATGGTTTATTCAACCCAATGAAAGATGCTGACATAGTTTGTGCTGAAGTTCCTGTAGGTAGTCAATCAGCTAGAGCAATGTGTAGCTATGGTATTTCCGTAGCTATTCTTGCTGCTGTAGCAATCATCAAACCAAACTTCATAGAAGTATCACCTCTTGAAGTAAAGCTCACTGTAGGCTCTAAAACAGCCTCTAAAACCGATGTTATTAAGTGGGTAGTAGCTAAGCACCCTACCGCACCATTAGAGCTTTATAGAGGTCAAATAAACCTATCTAAAGCAGAACATCAAGCTGATGCCATAGTAGCTATCCATGCTGCTATGAAAACCCCTTTATTTAAACAAATCATTAACCTTTATAAGGACAAACCATGAAACTTATTTTAACTCAAACTGACTTTAAAGCTGCTTTAAATGCTTACTTACTTAATGCAGGTTTTAATGTAGAAGTTACTGACTTACCTGCTTCTATGCCTGAAGTAGAGTTAGATGTAACACCTCACTTACGTGTATCAGGTAATTCTGTAGGTCATGTTGTAGCACCTGAACCACAACCAATTCAAGTACCAGTTAACGAAGAAAATAAACCTACACGTAAACGCAGAACTAAAGAAGAAATTGCTGCTGATGAAGCCAAAGCAAAAGCTGAATTAGAAGTTGCTACAACACCTGTTGTTATACCTTTAGATGATAATAAAGAAGTAGGTACTCGTACTGTTACTGAACCTGAATTTACATTAGATGATGACGATACACCTAGTGAAGATTCATTAGGCGATATTGTCGATGCTATTGCACCATCCACTAAAAAAACAACTACTTCTATTTTTGATTTAGCTGATTAATTTGGTTTGTTGTTTAGGTATTAACCCTAGACAACAACTCTAAACTCTCTACGTATTAGCGTTCACTACCACATAGGTAGCTTAGAAACCATGTACAAGGAATCATTGACCTCAAGCAATGTTAGAGAGTTTAGAGTTGTTGTCTAAAACAATGACTAGCATAAACCAAGTAATAGGAATTAACTATGTCAAATACTCCAGACCAAGCTCAACGTGAGCAAGATACTCAACAAGAACAAATTATTGTAGATGCAGGTTTAACTAATCCTCGTGTAACAGTAGAGCAAATTAATACTTTAATGGATACTGTTGAATATGAAGTATTACCAGTACCTAACTCTACTTTAACCTTAGCTGTAGCATGGCTACTTATGGGTTCTCGTAAGTTTAAACTAGCTATTGGTGAAGCTGCTTGTGTTGACCCTCGTAACTTTAGTGCTGAAAAAGGCGCAGAGTTTGCTATTCAAGATGCAGCTAATAAAGCTCGTAGTCGCCTATGGGAATTAGAAGGCTATGTACTTTCAGTTGTTCTACAAAATGAAGAAATTGAAACAACTATTCAATTAGCAAACTCAATAGAGTCTTATGACCCTAATAACACAGTGAACTCTTAATATGGTAATTAAAATCATTAGCTTAGTTATGCTAGTGGTTTGCTGTATTGCCATAGTCTTTGTTGCTATAGCTTTATTCAAGCTACTAGCTATTTTATTGATGTTATGGTTTGTACTTTGGCTTTGTTGGCAAGGTATTAAATCCATGTTTAGTGACTCTGATAAGCCTCCTTGATTGGAGGCTTTATTATTTATAGGTGATTTATGATTAGTGTACATCCTGAGTTTGTACGTGCTGCACTACAAGCAAGATATGATGAAGTAGTTAGTTTATGGGGTAAAGATGCTTCAATAGCTCTGTGGGAACAAGCATTAGATATGTTTTGTGATGTAGGAGAACTAGATGAATCCCCTTCTTATTATGTTGATAATTATTTAGTTAATGGTGATTTTATTTACCGAGAAGAACAATCAGATGATGAATGGTACGCATTTGGAGAGTATTCTGCAATGCTCTATGACGATAAATATGCTTGTTTAAGGTTTTAATTATGAATATTAAATATAGCCTTGAAACCAATCAAATACTGTGTGGTGTTACAGATATTACAGAAGATTCTGTAGCTGCTGTAGTCCAATGGATTATTAGCAACAATATAAGCATGGTTGTTAACAACCAAACCAGTAATGAAGTATGGGTAATTATATCTCAACAGCTTAGTGAAGCTGATAAAGTAACTTTACATTGAGGTGTTTAATGTTAAACCAACAGCACTTAGAAAGATTAAACACCTTTCTTGATAGTATAGAAACTGCATCAGCTAATTATGAAAGAGATGATGTAGCTTTAGTTTTAGGGAAAATTCTAGTAAACCTACTACGCATACTTAACATATCAAGCAGTGAGTTATTAGATTTACTATTACAACAATTTCATGCTTTTGATTTAGCAGAAGCCATAGAAGATAATCCACAAACCAAAAAAGAATTACCTATTGTGTTTTGTTTAAACAGCTTGTATCAAGAAGCTAGATTATTAAAATTAGAAGGTAAAGCTTACACTCTGTTAGATGACTTCTTTAATACTCACCTCAACAGAACTCTCTAATACCCTCTATTTTGCGTTATACGCAACGATAACAGCAAAACCATACAAACCCACTACCTTAATCATTACTACGTGCTGTAGCTTAGCTATGCACGTATAGGAGCTATTTATGTTTACTTTACATTGGGCATCGTATGATGAAACCTCTTCTGAATTGGATTCAAGTATTGTAGGAGTTTTTGATTCTTTAGCAGAAGCTGAGTATAAACTACAGGAGAATATAGATGAGACTGTAAGTTACTATGAAGAAACTAGCTACACTATAAAACAAGAACCCAGTAAAACTACTTTCACTACTGCGTATGGTTACACCATCTGCTATTCCATAACAGAATTTTAATAAGGTATTTATCATGACTGCAATTAAACAAGTTACTAAATATGAAACACCAGATGGTTTATTATTTGATAGTGAAGATGAAGCAATACTACACACTCAATGTGCTAATGCTCAAAAGCTTTATGAAGATGTAGCTATGTTTGTTGAAACAGACGAAGGAATTTATGAAGTAGATTTCACTACTTATTTGTATTGGCTTACTGAAAATACCCAGTTAGCTGAAGCAATTTTAAACATATCAAAACAGGGTAAATAATTATGTTCACTGTTAGCGAAACATTTATTCGTAGTGCTTTTAATAATTGTATTTATGAAGTACAAGAATATTTAGAACCAACTAAACTCTGGGACAAATTTGTAACTTATATGCTTGAAAAAAGCACTAATACATTTTTGGCAGAATCCGTACAATATTACGTTGCTTGTTACATAGAGGGAAATTTTATAGATAGGTTAGATGAGTATCCTGATTTAAGTGATGCTCAATGGAATGATTTATGTATTACTTCTTGTTTATTTTTTAACGAAGAATTTGCATTTCAAAGTTTTAATTGAAAGGTAGAATAACCATGTCAACATTAAGCCAAATACAAGAACTCACTGAAGATTTAAACAATGAGAGTAGTAAACACCCTATTGACTCTATTGTAGGTACAGAGCTTAAAGAATTATTGGTAGCTGTAATTAAATCTTTAGAAGCAACTAATGAAGAACTGTTAAGTGCTTTATTAGAAGTTAAGTTACCTGAAGATATTGCACAAATGGCTACTGATAAAGACGTGTTGCCACATTTATTAAGAACGATATAGCTTATAAGCTACTAAAACTATTACCTACCCTATCTGCACTACGCTTACGCTACGTTTGCTTTGTGCTTCACTATTTTAATTATCGGTACATATAATATATTATTAATTGCAATAACTATGCCAAATAAAAACCTAACAAAATCAATAACTTAAGCTCATTTTTATACTATACAAAAATTTAGTTAATCATGTATTTTATATGGATAAAAAAAAGATAATCATATAAATTACATGATTATCTTTATGCTATTATAAGTGTTCCCCAACACCTTAAAGAGCTTAATAAGTATGAAACACTTTGAAGCTGTTGTCACGCAAGATTTGTTTGATGACTCCACTTTTTATGTAGCTAAAGGTACTCAACTTGGTTTAATACCTCCACAAAGAAAATACAATCCTACCCCACCCTTTAGTCGTATAGGTAATGGTATGCAAGGTAAACAAGGTACTTCTTACCCACTACTACAAACTATGCTTGAATTTACTAAACCTGAAGCATGGTTTTTTAGTTTATTACTCAAAGCACATCAAGAAGATACTGGCTTGTCTGATATATCAAATCTTAACTTTTCTAAAACAGAATTAAACACGCTATCAAAAGCGTATCTGTCACTACACTCACGTAACCTAGTTAAACGTATTAGGCGACAGGTTTACATGATAAATCCAAATGCAATTATTACAAGTAACTGGAAAGACCATAATAATCTTTGGAGCAAAACACCATGAAAATTAAAAGATACCCCATAAGCAAAGACATCCAAAATAGGATAGAAATGTTAATAGCAGGTATGGATAAAGCTTACAAATTTAAAATTAAACGTAGATTACTACGTGCTTTTAAAGAATGTATGCGTATCGAAGAACAATCTAAACAAACTCAAGTAGTTTGTTGGTATCACTGGAATCTAACAGAGTAAATTATTATGAAAGCAACTATTACACAACCTGTAGTAACTGAAGAACATAGACATGGTACTACTTGTCAAAAGTTTAACCATCCTAGTTATGCTCAAATACAAGTATCACGTATTAATGGTCATAAAAACTTATATAACTCAGATTTTAACTCCCGTAACTACATAGCTTTACGTATCCATAAAAGTGAAATGATACGTGATTTAAGCCATGACTGGCATCACGAAAGAGAGCAATACATTGAAGTAGCTATGTCTGAAGCACAGTGGGCAACATTAGTTTCATCCCTTAATAGTCAAGGTGTACCGTGTACTTTAACTTATTTAATGGGTGAAACTATTGATCGTTTACCTGAACCTACTAATCGTATTAATCAGTTTGGGTCAGAACTGTCTAAACACTTAGGTAGTGCTGTACAACAGCTAACTGAAGCTATGGAACTAGTTAATATGCTTGGTTTAAGCAAAGCTAAAACAGCAGCTTTACTTAGCAAGCTATCTAAAGCACAGGCAGATATTAAAAGTAATGCTCAGTTTGTTGAAAAGAGCTTTAATGAACACATGGAAAACCACGTAGAAAAAGCTAAATGTGGAGCTAATGCCTATATGTATCACCTTGTACAACGTGCAGGGTTACAAGCCTTAGCTAAAGAAATACAAGCTTTAGAAGATTCAAATAAAGATTTAAACCAAGAGTAAACTACTGTGAAATTAAGCACACGATGTTTAAGCCGTAATATCCATAAACCATCTTTGTACTGCATGATTAAAGAATTACATCCTGCATACAATAGAATTTATGAAAACCAAAAACCAAGAAATAAGTTTAAGGTTTTATATCGCCTAAATTCTAAAGGTGCAAGATGGGTAATTAAACATCAGTTTGTATTTAATCAAAAAAGAATAAACCCAAGACCTAAAAAACATAGGTCTGGGTTTGTTGGAATAGTGCTACGTTTAAAATACCCCTACATCAAATAAAGCACTAGGCGCACTAAACACACTGGCTTCAAAAGGTGAATTACCAATATGGAATACTGCTAATGGGTCTAGTACACCTTGAAAGTTAGTGAACTGGTCAACTGCTATTTGTTGGCCAATAACACTAGCCATACGTTTATCTAAGAGCTTATACAATACAGCTTGTATGCGTAAGAAGAACTTAGTAAACATAAACAAACCAATGTCATTAGCGTACTGCATACCCATTGAGGTAGGTACATCATAGTTAATAAATGTCTGTGATGCTTCTAATACTGCTTCATCAAACTTCACACCACCCTTCTGTAAATGCTCTGCTAAGGTGTACTTAGCTACAAAGTCACTTAACTGTGTTGTAGTCGCTAAGAACTGATACCCTTGTGTGCTTGGTGATAATATCAACCAGTTACCTGCTGTTTTAACAGCATTAGGAATCCAACCAGTAGCATTATCTACTTTCTGTTTAAACTGACTTGTATATGTATAGTCAGCATCTTGAATAGTTACATCTTCTACAATAGAAGATAGTAACCCTGCCCCTACATATTTGGTTATTGGATTACGTGCTATTTGCGCTTCTAAGACACCTATACGCTGTTCTGTTTGTTTAACATCCTTACCTGCCAATAAGTCATTACGAAGCTGTATAAGCTCTGCATTTTGAGTTTGATAAGCTCTTACATTGCTTACTGCAAATGACCAATTCTTAATAGCTGTAATAGGGTTAATACCGTGAGCCATAAGCGTAAATAAATTAACCAATACGTTATCCCAAAGCACATCAATACTTCTAATAACAATAAAATCTTTAACTACTCGCATAATATCTTGAATAGCTTTTTCTACCTTTACTGATTTATCAGCAACAGTACCTTTAAGGAACATATTAGCTACTGGATTACCCAATAATGTATTAGCAAAGATAACAAAAGCTTTCTCAGCAGCATTACGGTCTTTAGCTAACTTATTAAACACCTCAGCTACAGTATACTTTTTAAAACCAAAAGCTAATAAGAATGCTTCATTACGAATAACAATAGGTTCACCTTTACCGTATAACTCAGTAGCTCTCTGCTTAAAGTCATGTGGTAGCATTCTCCACATCTCTGCTACTCTAGGGTCTTTAGAGTCTTTAGATAACTTCAAGTAAGCATTAGGATTCTTTTTAAAGTTATCTTTATAATCTTGAA